AAATTCAAAGGATTGATGTTCCAAGTTGAAATCGAAGCCAACGCGATTGCAAAAGCAACTCGTCGCGGTAAAGGTAACATCGTTATCTGTTCTTCCGATGTTGCATCGGCACTTCAGATGTCTGGTGTTCTTGATTATACTCCAGCTCTTAACAGCAACGCGCTTAACGTTGATGATACAGGCAATACATTCGCAGGTATCTTGAACGGTCGTTATAGAGTATATATCGATCCATATGCAGGTAGCAACTATATGGTTGTAGGTTATAAAGGTTCTTCTGCATTCGACGCAGGTCTCTTCTATTGCCCATATGTACCATTGCAAATGTACCGTGCAGTTGGTGAAAACAGCTTCCAGCCAAAAATCGGGTTCAAAACTCGTTACGGCATGGTTGCTAACCCATTTGCACATGGCGGATCACGTAGCGAAGGTGCTCTTACAGATAATAGCAACGTTTACTACCGCAGAGTTCGCGTAAGCAACTTGTTCTAATAAAAAAAGAAGAGGGGATAAAACCCCTCCTCACACGCTCTTTAATGAGTATTTGGGAGATCTTCGGATCTCCCTTTTTTTATTTGTAACTTTATTCTTAACCGCTGTTAGTAATTATATCAGCCCTAGTTTGACCTCTATTTAAAAAATACGGATCTAAATTTAGTTTTTCTGCAAGGTCGACTGCTTGCTTTTTAGTAACACAGGTTGTTATAGCTTTGCCACCTAAAATTATTTGCCATATTTTCTCGCCACGAGTAGAACTACGTTTTGTTTCTAATACAGTAAAATCGTTTGTTTTTTTGTGATCCATTGTTTTTTCTTTCTTGTTTCTTAAAGATTAAATCTGTTTCCAGGCCTATAAAAGTTTTTTTGATTGTGAATGCGGCCTAACAGCTCATTTATTTCTCTTAACTTGGCTTCAATCGATTGAACACGGTGCGTTTCCTTTTCCTTAAGAATGTTTAAATTGCGCATTTGAACCCTTAAAGACTTTTCAATTAGTTCAATATCTTTTACAGATAAATTAAATTGCGTATTTGGTTTCATTTTAATATATTTACAATCTTATTCATTCTTTATGTTTCTTTATTTTCAATTCTGTTTGAAATTGGCGCCATCACGGCTTCTGCAAACCCCATGAATTCTTCATTACGAGCAGCTTCTTCCATAATACTTGACGCATGAAAAATGCGTGCTAATTTATTAAAGTCTTTCTTTGGGACATTTACATTTTCAAGAATAGCTTCAGCAATTTCTTTTTGTAAATCCTTTTCTGCAGAAATTCGAGTCATTGAGTCTGACATTTCTCGCAAAGCATTTTGAATAACTTTTCGATCATGATCTGTAATTGTTGAAGGGAGTGCCTGCGGTGTTTGTATATTCATAATGTTCCTTCTTCTCTCATTTGTTTTCTTATTTTAGTTGCGCTTATATTATGTATTTTATCACCAAGATCGTGTTCTGTCAAGGTATATCCTACGCCACGTCCATAACTGATGTCTACAATATTTGGTACTTGCATTATAACATATTCTGTGCCTCTTGTAAATCCTGCTGAATGTAAAGCGTCTTCAATACCGTCTACTACATAATCATAACTAAAAGGATTATCGTCCTGTGCAACTGTTCGCCCAGCACCAGCATCCTGCCCAACAATGAAACTTACGTTACGAACCATAATACATACTTGCCCAGTTTCTGCATATGCTCGTTTGAATAATTCAGTATGACCGTCATGCCACGGCTGCCACCTCCCAAGTAGCATAGTAGTTGGTTTTTGTAAATCAAACATTATTTTCTTTCCATTGCTGATATCTTTTTACAGCAAGCATTAGTGTATTATGGGTATCTGTAAACCATTCCTTAACATGGTAATCTACTTGATTAGGCTTTTCAAAAATACCGTTGGTATCTTTAAATTTACTTTCTTTAATAGTATCCATCCATACTGTAAAATCAGGTTCAAAAGCGGCGCGTGCGGCTTCTGTGGGGCATACGAAATCCGTAACCGCAATCTTATTAGCCATCACAACACCATCAGATAAGTGTTTCATGCGAACTGCTTGGCGTATTCTTCCAGATAAACTAAAGTCCCAATCGTTATAATGTGAGCGAATATCATCTGCATTAATATGCACACCGCCTATCAGTTCTGCAAATGGTTTTGCTAATGTAGATTTACCACTTCCAGGAAGCCCAAAAATTAGTATTTTCATTAATTAACCCTTATATTCCTTTAAAACACCAAGAACGTTTGTAATTAAAAATATTGTTGCATGCGCAAACATAATACCAGACATAACTTCATATCCTAAAATATATGTCTGATAAGAAGATGTTAAATATAACAAAGCTACTAATATGGAAATGCTATGATTGAGATCTGCATCTTTATTTCCAATATTTTTTTCAATAAATCCGGAAAATAAACTTGCCGCCGCAACAGATTGCATAAATGCCATATAACACATCAGTGCCATAACTGGATACATTGCCCAGATTACACCTTGTGATGAAGCAAATAAAGCAGCTGCTTGTACCAGCGCATTTATGGTAGCGGAATATGGGTTACTTGAAAACAACGAACCACCTTTTTGTTTATTATGTGTTTAATACAGTTTTTAATGCTGTTACTAATTCCATCATCATAACATCTGTATGATAAGGAGTTGGCGCAATTCTCAATCTTTCGGTACCAGCTTCAACTGTAGGACTGTTAATTGCTTGGATGTATATACCATATTCGTTAAGAAGTCTATCACTTGCTTCTTTTGCCTTAAATGCGTCATTTACCATAATTGGAATAATATGAGTGCATGCGTTTGGATGAATTGGTATATTACGCGCTAATAGCATACGCTTTAGTTTTTTTGTTTTTGATTGGTGCTCATCTCTAAGCGATTGATGATCTTTTACGTAATTTATGGAGGCGAGAGCCCCAGCACATAGTACAGGTGACATGCTTGTAGTGAATATAAATCCACTTGCCACCGATCTAATAGCATCAATAATTTCTTTATTCGCGGCAATGTATCCTCCTTGAACTCCGAATGCTTTTCCAAGAGTTCCGTTAATAATGTCAATATCATCTGCCCACAAATTGAGCTCTTCGCACAATCCACCGCCGTGTTCGCCGTATAGTCCTACAGCATGTACTTCATCAATATATGTTAATGCATTGTATTTTTTTGCCAAAGCAACGATATCTTTTATTGGAGATACATCACCGTCCATACTATAGACAGATTCAAAAACAATTATAGGATTTAATTTTTCTTTTTTTGTAAGTTTTAGCTGTGTTTCTAAATCTTCCATGTTGTTATGCTGAAAGATTTTCTTTTCGGATTTTGCGTGTTTAATACCCATGATTAAAGACGCGTGGTTTTTATTATCTGAAATAAAACAAACGTTCGGTATGATACGCGATAAAGCTATTAACGACCATTCGTTTGCGACGTATGCACTCATAAATAATAATGCCCCGTCTCTATCGTGTAAAGAAGCCAAATCACGCTCAAGGGTTACGTGATAGTGAGACGTCCCTCCAATATTTCGTGTACCACCAGAACCAGCGCCGGTTTGATCTAATGCTGTATGCATAGAATCAATAACGTGCTTATTTTGACCCATACCTAAATAGTCATTGGAACACCAATTAATTATATTTTTAGGAGCATATTTACCATACCATACTGAACGTGGGAATTTGCCTCTTTCTCTTAATATATCGTTAAAAACTCTATAACGACCATCATCTTTAAAGTCTTTAATTGTGTTTTTAAAATATTCAGAATAATTCATAGTTATGCTTCCACCAACAAATATTAAATAGCTATTATATATTGTATTTATTTAGTATTTATTCAATGGATCTATAAGAATAAGTAGGAGTCCAAACCAGACTCCCCAAAAGATTATTTTTTTAATTTTCATTATACTGTCTCCGCCATTTCTATAGCAAGGCTAAGTGCGTCAACTTTACGTTTTGCATTTCCACCGAACCAAGCAGACGCCATTCGTGTATCTGCTGAACGACCTAGCTTGTGGTCTGTCATATAAGTAACCGCGTTATACGCATTCCACCAAGTACCTGGTGCAAAATGATCGCCTGGCTGATTTTCAACGATATCCATTGCTTCTTTTGCGTTGCGTGCAAGCTCTTCTTTTTCTTTTGTTGATTTGCCAAAAACAACTCCAAAGAACTGAGTAAGTTGATTATCGGTATAACGTTTTGAGCCAAGGAACTCCGCAGCTTCTTTAAACTTTTCAACTTTGTTATGACCAAGGCCAAGAATTTCTTTGACACTATCAGGATTAAATACTGAACGATGATTAACGCGAACAGATGGCTGACCAACTTCGTTTAACGCAACAGACAAGGTGTTATTGCAAACAACACGTTCCATTACGAATTTAATATCAATGGACTTTCCATACATATGGGGGTTTGAAAATAAAAGATAACCTTTTACTTCGTCTCCTCCAAACAGAGAAAAGCCATCTTTTACGTCAGCCAAAGCCCAAACCAACCGGCCGTCTTTTAAAGAACCAGCCGTATCCATTTGCATGTCTCCTGCGGAAACAAAATCATTAAAAAATTCAAATGCGTCAGCGTTTTGTACCGGGTTCCAGCCAGCGCCAACTTGTGTAAGTACTTTACCATCCGTTGAACGAATGAGTGCCTTTTGACCAGTTGGTACGTTATCACCATTCCAACGCGCAAAACATTCTGATTCTTCAACTTCCCAGTTAAGACCAGCTGCATCCATCATTTCTAATGGTGTCATATCGTCAGATACTGGTGTGCCAAGACCGTGCCAAGGTAGACCTTTGCTTGCGCGATACGCCATTTGTGCTTCGCCGTTAACCATTTCAAGTTCGTGTGCCATGATATATATCCTAGTTTGGTTTCATTTGATATAATTATTATATCTGATTCTATCCGGAATGTCAATAGTTAATTTCGTTTAATTTAGCCATAGACATTTCAATTTTAGCAAATTTTTCGGAGTCACGAAGAGCTTTAAAGTATTGATCTGCTTGGCGGTGTGTAAATCCAGATGCCCATTCAACCAATTCTTTAGATCCATTCTTCCAAACATATGCTTTTACAGTATAAGATTCCATTGTGATTCCTTTTCATTTGTTAATATCAATATAACTGATTCTAAACGAAATGTCAATGGTTAATTTGATTTAATTTTATTTTTATCTATCATAGTCATTTTAAGATGGCCTCTTATTTGTTTAACTCATATACAGTATAGTACCGAAGTGCAGGGTTGTCAACCCCCTAATTGCCTATGCCGCCAAACTCAATGGCGACACTTCCTTGGCCAGTCCTTCAAGGAATTCACGATAGTCATCGCTCTCCTCTGCCAACTCGTCCTGCCACTCATCATAGGTGCGGTACGCTGTTGGATACTCTTTTTGGCTTAGGTCATTAGTACCGAACATAGCCATTACGAATGCAAGCGCATCCTGGACACGATCCAAGTCGCTTACGATGTAATCGCTCCCACCTTTCATCTTCCAGTAAGCATTACCACTGGAGAACTTACCGTCCTCACAGTGAGCGCCATAGTTTTCTAAGTACTGAGTTGATATAACGAATTTCATGATATATTCCTTTTCATTTGTTAATATCAATATAACTGATTCTAAACGAAATGTCAATAGATAAAATCAAAAAAATTAGTGTAGCTCAGTAGAATACATGTGCATAGAGTCTATCATTCCGTGTGTATATTTTTCATGGCCGTTTTTTATAAGATCAATAACATCAACATATTTGTTATTGGTTTTTATTTCAATAATTTTCCAAGTATCTTTTTTTTCACCAGCGTAATCGTCTATAAATTCTTTAGCGTCTTCTTTAGTGTTAAAACTAAAGGCTTTTGATATACCAAATATATCTGTTTTTGCAAAAACACCGTGATTTTTAAAGGCACCTAAAAAAACCCCGAGCTCTTCTTCGGCTACTATATATCGCATTAAAATTTATTTTCTCCTACTATAAAATTAAGCAGCAAATTCAAACCATTCTGGTATTTCTCTTTTAGTCCAAGCCATTTTAAAACGATGCTGTTTTGTTTGGTAAAATTTTCTATAAGAACCCACAATGTTATTTGGATCCATGCATTCAGGATTTGCTTTCATAGCTAACGGCTGTGGTGTCAAATGACCAATTGGTATGTTCTTAGGTAAAGAACGTAGCTCTTCACGAAGTAATTTATCAGTTGCGTGTATTTTTCCGTAACGATATTTATATTCATCACAAAGTGCAGCAAAATGTACCCAATGCCAATTATAATTGTTATTATATTCAGCGGTCCATACGGTACATGGATGGTACATATGAACAGCCTTGTAGAAGAAGTTTTCACGGCTGTCAGGAAGCTTCCAGTACTTAACTACAGTCTTGCCTGATTTTGATCGACGGCGTTCTAGCTCCCCGTCTAGCATTCTGTGGGTCGTTGAAAGCATTTGTGCTGATTCAACAATCATTTTAACAATATGCTTATCGCACTGCAATTGTGCAGATTTTACTGGCGATTTATCAAGAATGAATAAGTTCATAGTATGTTTGTCCTACTCCTAAAATTCCTAGTTCTACTGATTTTATATGATTGCATTTATATTTCATTCTTTTCATACAAGTACATGCAAACCCGGTTTCGTGCATTATTACTTCGCAGCCTTTAAAGGTCCACGCAGTTCCATTAAAAGCATGCCCAACGGTATTAATAAATTTAGATTTAAAATACTTCATTTATGCCATTGCCTTTTCATGCCAAGCTGGATTTTTATCTTTAAGGATAGCTATCGGAGCCATTCCAAAAAGATAAGCATTTGCATAATCCTCAACAGTATGGTTTTTAATAAGCTCTTTCAGGAATTTTGCTTTAGTGATTGGACCTTTATGCTTGAAGCGCGCAATAAAAAGATCTTTACCTTTGCCGATGCGTGTAGGATGAACTCCTGGCTTATCTTCATATGTTGGACGACCTTCATATTCACCAGTGTATGTAAGGTATCCGCCGTAGTAGTTGAAGTCTTCTTTGTTGAACTTTGTCATAATCTATTCCTTTTCATTTGTTAATATCAATATAACTGATTCTAAACGAAATGTCAATAGCCAATTTGATTTAATTTCAAACTTTATAGATTTCTTTATATTTTTTACGAACTGCGAGAAAATGCGATAAGTAATCAAAAGTATTAATCTTAAAAACTTGAGATTCCGAGCCGTCAACCGCGATTAGGATCACGGCCTGTTTGATTGGAATTCCTGTGCGTTCAAAAAACGCAGCCGCATAAAAAGAAGCCTGAATAAAATATGATTGGATCCATTCTTCTTTCTTAGGTTTGCGAGAAGTTTTAAAGTCGATAATTGATAGCTCGCCATCATACTCTGCAATGCAGTCAACCTGACCTGCACATTTCAGTTTATCACTATAAAGAAATTCTTCTTGCATCCATACGTTGTCT